CCTACATCCAGCCCTTTGTCAAGAAGGAGCTTGAAACGGCGGTTCGCAATCTCGCAGCGGACGGGGAGACGAAATGAGCGTCATCGTTTTCTCCTACACCAACGACCTCGGCGTCTTCGATTTCTTTGAAGCAGACGTCGACCTCTCCCGCGTGCACCGCAGGGAGGCCATGGTCACCGACTTCCCCGTGGAAGACGGGACAAGCATCACAGACCACGTCGTGATTCGGCCGCTGGCACTGACGATGGAGCTCATGGTGAGCGACACGCCGCTCACCATGAACACGGCCTATCGGGAAGCGGGCTCGCTGCTGAGTCGGTCGCAGAAGGCCTTCGACGCCCTGGAACGGATCTGGAAAGACAAGCGGCTACTGACGGTCGCAACCCCGCTCGCGTACTACGAAAACATGATCATCACCGGGTTCGAGGTACCGGAGGATCAGGAGCACGCCGGGGCCGTTTACGCAACCATCACGCTGCGGGAAATCCAGTTCGCACAGTCGGCCTCCGTGCTCATCTCCGCAGCGCAGACGCAAGCACTCAAGCGGGCGCAGACTGCAGCAGAAATCACCAAGGCCGCACTGACTGCAGCCTTTGAGGAGAAGCAGGCGCTCGACCGGCTGCTGGTTCAGAACCTGGAGGCGACCATCCAGGCGACGGAGCGATACGAAGAGATCGGCGAGGCCGCCTCGATGCCGGAGTTGGACAAGTTGAAGCGCAAGTACGAACTCGAAGACCTGCGCGCAGGTCTTGACCAGGCGACCCCACCATGACAGACACCTACCCAGGACTCCAATACCAGCGCAGCCCGATCCCGGCCTATCCTGCGTTTGCCGACCACGAGTTCTCTGTGCAGCTCGGTGGCATTGCCTACCAGTTCCGCATGCAGTGGAACGCGGTCGGCGGCTTCTGGGCCATGAGCATCTACGACGCGGACGGAACGCCACGCATCGAGGGCCGCAAACTGGTGCAAGGCTGGCAGCCGGTGGACAAGATCCCCGGGGCCCGGCCAAGCGACGGCGTCCTCGTCGTGGACGGAAAGGCGGACGTCGACGTGCCCTATGCGCAGGCAGACCTGGGGGTTGCCGTGCTGCCCGTGTTCGTCACTCTGGTCCGGGAGGAATAGCGTGGCGGTCCTGCAATACGGGCGGTTTGCGACTCTCGTCTTTGGCCTGTACGGCACGATGGGGGCTGCTGTCAAGGATCTGCGGATGACGTTCTCAATCACGAAGACCCGCCAGTCCTCGGCCAACTCGGCAAGCATCGCCGTCTACAACCTGGCAGAGCGCAACCGCAAGCGACTGCAAGCCAAGGGCACGGCGCTGTCCCTGCTGGTCGGCTACGGCGGGGCAATGCAACTCCTGTTTTCGGGGGAGGTCAATCACGGCCGCGTGGCCTATGCAGCCCCGGACTGGATCAGCGAAGCTGAATGCCTCGACGGACAAGGGGCGCTCCGGGTGGGTGCACTGTCTCGCACCTGGCCAACGGGAACGCCGCGGCTGCTTATCGCCCAAACACTGGCCGCCTCGTTGACCGGGCTCGCACTGGGGCCGGTGGAGGCTGCACCGTTCGTCGGAATGATCAGCGCCCCGCTGTCGGTCTCCGGGTCCTCCCGGTCAAGCCTTGACCGGCTGGCCGCGGCGTGGGGTTTTACTTGGTCTGTGCAGGATGGCATCGTCGAGTTTCGCACTGACGGCGGGGTCGGGGTCGGTCTGGCGACGGCCCCGCTTCTCACCCCGCAGACCGGCCTCATTGGTTCCCCGGAGTGGACGGACGACGGCCTGAGTGTGCGCTGCCTGCTGACTCCCGCAATCCGACCGGGGGGGCGCGTGGTCGTTGTGAGCAAGACGGCCAAGGGTGTCTTTCAGGTCGAAAGCGTGCAGCATACCGGGGACACACACGGCAACGACTGGACCAGCGCAGCGACCTGCAAGGAGATCTTCTGATGGCGGACAAGCGCCCGACACTTCCGGACGTGCTTGGCGAGCTGCTCGGCAAGAGCTCGAACGGCATGCGCGTCTGCCTACCGGCCACGGTCATCGCGCACAACGCAGCGCTCGGAACTGCGACGGTGCAGGTTGCGGTGGCGGGCCAGCGGAACGGCAGCACGATAACAGAGCCAGCACTACGTGACGTTCCGGTGTTCGGTTGGGGCAGCATCCGCACCTCGGTTCGGCCGCCGATCCTGCCAGGGGATCCGGTCCTGTTGCTGTTCGGGGACCGGGACCTGGACGCGTGGAAGGCGGGGCGTGGGTTGGCGTCCGTGGCGTCGGAGACCCCACGCACGCACGACCTGAGTGATTGCATTGCGGTGCCCATCATGTGGGGTAGCCCTTCGCTCGAGCTTTTCGGGTTCGTGGCCAACGTGCTGTCGAACGTGACTTCCGGTGCAATGATCGTGACTGGCACAGTCGGGGGCGTCCCGATTGTGGGGGGTGTCGGGGTTTGGAACCCGGCCACACTGCTGTTGCTGTCGGCTCTGCAAGCGAGACTTGTTGCAGCGGGCGTAACGCCGTCGTAGGATAGGGACATGATCGATCTGGCATACACAGAGCAGACGACGCTCGGACGATTCGACCTGGTGCTCACGAACGGGGCGCTGGACCCGTCGCTTGTGGACGGCACGGACGAAATCGACCAGCGCCTCGTGCGCACGATTCGCCTGTTCCGTGGCGACCTGCTCTTCGATCAGACGCTCGGGATGCCCTGGTATCAGCAGATCATTGCGATTAAGGGGGTGGACCTGTCGGTCATCGAGCAGGCGATCCGGTCCGAGATCCAGCGCCAGCCGGACGTGCTCGGCTTCAAGTCGTTCTCGGTTGCGCTCGACAAGACCGCCCGTACCCTGACCGTGAGCTTCGTCGCCCAGACAACGGACGGCACCGTGACCGTCGATGAGGTGCTACCGCTATGAGCCTGTTTGGAGTCGTTGCCACAGGGTTCCGTAGAAAGAAACTGGCTGACCTGCTCGAGGAGTACAAGAGCGGACTCAAGCAACTCTTCGGGGCCAAGGCAAACACCACAGCCGCCTCGCTCTTCACGCTGGTCGGTTCGCTCGTTCTGTCCGTGGCAGACAAGCTCTGGCAGGTCGCAGAGGACGTCTACAACGCACAGGGCACGGATACTGCCAGCGGGGTCGCACTCGACAACCTCGTGAGCCTGACCGGCATCGCCCGCAAGGATGCGACAGAAAGCACGTGCTGGAACATTCACCGCATGGATCCGGCCACTACCATCCCGGTCGGAACACGGATCGGGGTGGACGGAGCGCTGCCGGCCGTGGCATTCGAGCATATCCTCCCGAGCTCGACGCCACTTGCAACCGCCTGCTGGGGCGCCTGGATCTCGACAGTGCACGACGTGGCGACCACCTATCGAGTCACCATCAACGGCGTCCTGAAGTCGGCGGTAGGCTACGGCACGTCGAGGACCACCCTCATTGCACTGGCGACCGCAATTGAGCTTGACGCCGTGCTTGGGCCGCTGGTGCGGGCGACGGTCATGGATGCCGAGGACACCCTGCAAATCCTCGCCGAGCCGAGCGGGACACAGGTGCCCGCCTCGCTGGCGATCTCTGTTGCCGTCGTTGCAGGCGCTGGCACGATCAGCATCGATCAGACTGGAGCAATCGGCTACCTGGAGTCGGAAGACACGGGGCCGATTGCGGCACCGGAACTCACCCTCATCGACAATACACTCGACCCGGTTGTCGGCTGGCAGAGCACGGTCAACCTCGTGGCAGCGGACGTCGGCCGAGAAATCGAGACCGATGCCGAACTGCGATTGAGGCGCGAGCAGGAATTGCACGTCGCCAATGGGGGGCCGCTCGAAGCGATCCGCTCTGCGTTGCTCAACCTCGACGACGTCGAAGAGGCGATGGTCTTCGAGAACATCACGGACGCCATCGACGGAAACGGGGCACCCCCCCACTCGGTCTATGCCGTCGTCGACATTGAGGACACGCCGGCCAACGACCAACTCCTCGCAGAGACCCTGTTCGCCACCGTGGCCGGTGGCATCGCCACGTTTGGCTCGGACTCCTACACGGTCAAGGACAGCCAGGGCACCGACCACATCCTGTATTTTTCCTACCCATCCGAAATAGGGATGCTGATGCGGGTGTCCTATCACGTCTACGATGAGGAGACGTTCCCGATCGACGGTCAGGATCAGATCGAGGCCATCGTGGCCGAGTGGGCAACGAACTACCAGCTCATCGGCAAGGACATGATCCCCACCCGCTACATCGGCCCCATCTATTCGGGCGTGTCCGGCATCGACCAGATCGTCATTGAGATCGACTTCAAGGCCGCCCCGATCGGCTGGTCTTCTCTGCCCATCTCGATTGCCTGGAATGAGCGTGCGACGCTGCTCGAGGCCGATGTCTCGTTTGTGGTGATCCCGTGATCGTGACTGTCTGCTACATCGCCGGTCCTGCCGGTCATCCGTTCGAAGGGCTCGTGATCGGCATGGGACCTCCCGGGCATCCGTGGGGGCCTGGCGAACGCGGGGATGTGCAGGTCTCTCCGTCCTGTCGTTTCGCTGTGGCTAAAGTCGAGGCAAAGAGCGGGCTGGAGCCGGGGCGCATTGCGGAACGTGCGTGGTGCATGACGAGGCAGCGCGATTCAGTCAAGCCGTCGCCGATGCCATGGCGACTTGGGGGCGACCATGGCTGAGATCCATTTCGGCGCCGGGCAACCGTTGACCAGCCTGTCGGCTGCACTTGCAGCGGCCAACAACGGCGACACCCTGATCTCGCACGGCCCCCACACCGACACGGTTCCGACCGTGGTCTGGGCCAAGAATAACATCACATGGAAACACGCCGGCGGTGACTACCTGTTCAACGGCCTGGCTGTAACGCTCGACTGGTTGCGCATCACTGGAACCGGAAACCATCTGATCCTCAAGCGCGATTCCGGGCGCGTCAAGGCAACCCGTTACGGGCGGTATGTGCTGTGGATCGACGGCACAGGAAATGTCGTCGAGGACCCCTACCTCTACACCAACGGCTATGCGGCGGCCGGGGACTGCTACCACATCCGATGCACGGCGGCGTCGAGCATCAAGCGCCCGGTCATCGCCAGTAGCGCAAACAACCTCGCCTCGCACTACGGCATCAGCCTCGACGGCTGTGCGGGCGGAAGCATCGAAAGCCCGGAGGTCGCCTCGCTCCAGACGACCGCAGCGGGCGGTGTTATCGTCGGCATCCGGTCTCTCGGTGCATGCGGACTCCCACTCGTGACCGACGCACAAATCCATGACTGCGTGGCGACCAGCGACTTCACTGGAGTTTCCTTCGGCGGTGCCGGGGCTGGGGACTGTCTCATTGTTGACCGTCTGCGCATGCAAGACAACGCAGGCGGTGGAACGGTCCTGCATTGCCACGCCAACAGCCGAGGCATCAGCCTGACCGACTTCGTCATCATCGGGGA